TAGAAATTATGGCAGAAAACTTCTCACAATGGGAATGGGCCGTGAGGGAAATAAGATCTAAGAATAAAGATAAGAATGGATCTGGCTATAGGCAAAAATATGCATCTGGAGCAGAGAACATTTCAGTTGAATTGACCATAAAAAGGGATGCTGAAAAAGCGATCATGAGCTGTTTCAAACAATTTGGTATAGATCCACGATCTGAAAAAGAACTTAAGGACTCCGAAGATCCAAACCAAGGTGACTTATTTGCTGGATTTGCTAAACTAAAAAAATCATAAATGAATATTACTAACGAGATGCTCAATTCAATTCCATTTCAATACGCGCAAAATGTGCGTGATGGAAACATAGTTGTAGGCAAAACCATAAAGCAAGCAGTTAGTAGGTTTTATAAATGGATTGATCAAAGTGATCAGTCTGGTTTTTACATAGATCATGCTGCAGGTATGCATATTATTTTATTCTTTGAAGAATTTTTAATCCATACTAAAGGCGAAAAGGGCAAATTAAAAGAGTCATTTACTTTAGAACCATGGCAGCAGTTTACTCTCTATAACATTTTAGGATGGAAGGATCAGTCTGAGAATAGAAGAATAAAAACGGTCTATGAAAAAGTGGCCAGAAAAAACGGAAAGACAGCAACCTTGGCTGGTGTAGGTCTTTATTTTTTGTGCTTCGATGATGAAGCTTCGCCAGAAATATACGCTGGAGCAACAAAAGAAGACCAGGCTAAAATAGTTTGGCAACAGGCTTATGACTTTGTTAAAAAATCGATAGCACTTAGATCTAGAGTGCAAAATACACAGCGCGAGATAAGATATCCATCTGCCATGGGTAAATTTAAATATCTTGGTGGTGACTCCAAATCACAGGATGGATTAAATCCTTCCCTTGCGATCATAGATGAATACCATGCGCACAAGGACGACAGCATTAGAGAAGTTTTGGAGTCAGCAATGGGTGCTAGAAAAAATCCTTTGCTTTATATAATTACCACTGCTGGGTTCAATATGCAATCTGCTTGCAAGGAAGCTGAAGATGTTTACAAAGAAATTTTGAGTGGGATAAAAGATGATGATCACACTTTTATTATGATTCACGATCTTGATCATGACGATGATTGGGAGGATGAAGCAAACTGGATTAAGGCAAACCCAAATTTAAATGTATCCGTATCTATTTCACACTTAACAACTGAATATAAAAAGGCGATTAACCAATCCAGTAAAATACCAAATTTCAAAACAAAGCATCTTAATATGTGGGTAGATGCTGCAACAGTGAGAATCCCTGAAGATATCTGGGATAAATGTTCAGGTCAAATAAGAATGAAAAACTTTATTGAACACGGATGTGCCGGTGCCTTGGACCTAAGTTCTACAATTGATCTAACTGCTATATGTTTTGTGAGTAATCCAGATGAAGAAGGTATAAGAGATTTACTGCCTATGCTTTTTTGCCCGTTGGATACAGTGGAAAAAAGATCCTCTGAGGATAGAGTTCCTTATAAATTTTGGAAAGATCTAACCCTTAAAAAATACATTGACTTAAAAGGCTTTAACGATGTCAGTAAGTTTTTCGAAAAGCAGCCGATCCTTCAGGCGACACCAGGTAACCAAATTGACTATGAAAACCTGCAAAGTATTGTAGCATTTTGCTGGGATGTTCTTCACCCAAAATGGTATGAATATGATTCATGGCAAGCTACACAACTGGTTCAGAATCTAACAGCTAGAGAAATAGAAATGCATCCATTTCCACAGACCACAGCTCATTTTTCATTTCCTACTAAAGAATTTGAAACGCTTATTTACTCAAACAAAATAAGACATGGCGGTCACCCAATTTTGAAGTGGATGATTTCTGGATGCGTTGCCTATATGGACCCAAATGAGAATATAAGATATGCAAAAAACAAATCCACCAAAAGAATAGATGGCATTATTGCATCTGTAATGGCCTTAGCAGGAACCATGACACCAGAGAATACTAACGAATCTCAATATAATAATACCAATGATGAAATCACATTCTGATCTACAAGATGAAAATGAACTTATAAAAAAGCTGGCCACTAACGTAGGATTTTACAACTACTTTTTTGAGATGCTAAAAACCTCTAAAACAAATATTCAAGCCTTTGAAAAGGCAAACGATAAATATTTTCACTTTTTTGGCGAACATAAATACTCGTGTTATAGAAGTTTTAGCATTTCTAATAATAGAAAAAATAAGAAGAAATGAAAAAAGACCTCAAATTTATACTTATAGTCCTGGTCACTTTTGCTTTGCCATTGGCTACGTCTACTCTACTGGATGTAAAATGGATAAATGATCACTGGATAAGGATTTTACTTATAATAATTCTAATGGCCTTTGAAATTGCAGTGTGCATTTTTATACTAAAACAAAAACTCAAAAAATAGAATTATGAATTTACAACAACAAAAATACATTAAGGAAAACAGGATCAAAGAATCTATGCTCACTATGGCGAAATGTTTACGTATATCTTATTATAAAGTTAGAAAGTACATGATTTTAAAAGACTTACAAGTTAGTCAAGAAACTGTTTTTAAAATAAGGTCTTTAAAAAAGAGAGAGTCTACACCAAATAAAAAACCTTGGAATTGGGATGCACTAGCTTAATAACAAAACGAATTAAAAACCATGCAATCAAAAAAAGAATCATTTAAAGAAAGTCTTATCAATACTTTTTTAGGTTTTACAATATCATTAGCAGCTACTTTTTTAGTCCTCCCTTTGTTTGGAATACATAGTACAGCTTTAAAAAATTTAGGAATAACAGTATGCTTGACAGTGATCAGCATTTTAAGAGGCTACTTAATTCGAAGATATTTTAATAAAAAAACCCTTATCAAATGAAAAGAAAATTTTGGACCAAAGAAGAAATTGATTACTTGACAGAGAACTATCCAGACAAAAAAAATGAGGATTTATGTTTAATTCTTGACAGAACTATTTCTAGCATAACAGCAAAGAGTAGCGCTTTAAGAATTAAAAAAAGCAAAGCATTTTGGAAAAGAGTTGGTGGTATTTATGCAGCTCAGTGCAAGCATACACAATTTAAAAAAGGAAATATTTCTTTTAACAAAGGAAAAAAAAGAGAGGATTTTATGTCACCGGACGGAATGGCTAAGGTAGAGAAAACACAATTTAAAAAGGGAAATAGACCGCACAACGCACAGGGTCCAAATTATGAATCTGTGCGCTGGGAAAAAAAATTTCCTTACTTGTACAAAAAAAACAAAAAAGGAATTATGCAAGCTGCTCACCGTCTACTTTGGGAAAAACACAACGGAAAAATCCCTAAAGACATGATTATCATTTTTAAGAATAAAAATACCCTGGACTGCAGAATTGACAATCTAATGGCCATTACCAGGCGTGAACATCTTGAGCGTAATTATTTACAATATCCAAACGAAATTAAACGAGGAATTAAATTAAAAAACAAACTAGAAAAACAACTCAAAAACTAAAAACAACTATGGAAAATTCTATCGATGAACTCAACAAAATACTTTTTGAAACTCTTGAGCAAGCCAAAAACAAAACTGCAGACGCAACTTACGTAAAAAACATCACCAACATATCTACACAGATATTAAATTCTGCGAAGCTCCAGTTTGATTTTCATAAGTACAAGGACGGTCAAACCTCCATAAAAGTTATACCAGGTACAAGCAAATTAAAAATCGATTCTGATTCAAACAAATTAGAAAAGCAACCCAGCGACTATGAAAAAAAATGCATTGTTGCCGAAAAACTAAATTACAACTCTGTAGGCAGAGCCATTTCAGACCTTACAAAAGACGTATTTGACAGAGAGGTGAAAGCACATTTTAATATATAAACTATGAAACACGACAGCAAGCAAATGGCCATAAAATCACATAAGATCATGACTCACCTCATGTGTCTTATGGAAGACCTAGAGGATGTAAAAGCAGATGGACAAGAAGCAAAAGAAATGGTAAAAGTTATTGAAATACTTCTCCCAAAAATGGAAAAAGTCATCGACACTGCATTTGGTAGTTCTACCTACTTAAGATCGAATACATATCTGCAAGACATGCAAAATCGTTTTGAGACTGTAATTAGAAAAAACTATTTAAAAATTATTTAATAATATGTAATAAGTAAAACTAAAAAAACTCCAACAAAGTAAACATTGTTGGAGTCTTTAATTAGATAGCTCTCATATTTTTGAAGCAGATAAAAGAAATATGTCTGTTTTTCAAAATGCGTTAAGATCAGTGGTTAGTGCTCAAACATTTGTTGGGGGCTTTCCTGGTTTTAGTTATGGCTTGACAGAATCTGCAAAGAAGGTTAACGTTCGTAGCGCATTAACGCTTTCCGCTTTTTACAGCGGCATAGACATGATTGCTAATTCTATAGCAATACTTCCCCACTCTGTATGTCAAAAAACAGAAAACAATATAACTTATCTTAAAGACCATCCGGTCAATTACTTACTTAACAATAGACCCAATCATCATCAGTCTCCTTTTGGATTTAAGCATTTAATTGCTTTTACAGTTTTGACTCGCGGCAATTATTTTGCTGGTATTGTCACCGATGAATCTGGAAATAAAATAGCTTTAAACTTTTGGGACCCAGGTTTGGTAACTGTGATAGATCATGAAGGTAAATTATTCTATAGTTACAAAAGTGAGATGTACAGTGCTTACGAAGTCTTTCATGTTTCTGGTTTATCCTTTGATGGGAAGCTAGGCAAATCTGTTTTGGAATTTGCAGCAGATAATCTTGGCGTTACCCTCAATGCACAAAAATTTGGCTCTAGTTCTTTAGAAGATCAAGGCCTTAGCTATGGGGTGATAGAATCTGACAAAAAAATAGACAGTAAAGCCAAAGATGCTTTAGGAAGTGCCTTCGAAAAAAGATTAACATCCATGAATAAGCATAGAGCAGCTGTACTGGATGAAGGCATGCAATACAAAAAAATAGGTCTTAATCCTGAAGAATCAAAATTCATTGAAACCTATGCCAGTGGTACCGAGGACATTGCCCGATGGCTTCACATCCCCAATCACAAATTAAGAATAAAAGGTGAAGGTGGTTATAATTCTATGGTCCAGATGGAGCAGGATTATTTGCAGTCTGCCGTAAAACCTTTGGCACAAAAAATAAAAGAAGAGCTAGAATACAAGCTTTTTACAGATACTGAAAAACTGGATTACATAGCAGTAGATCAAAACTTTAAAATTCTACTTCAGGTAGATCCTAAGTCCAGAGCAGAATATTACAAATCGATGGTATTTCTTAAGGCGATGACTCCCAATGAAATAAGAGTTTTAGAAAGTCTAAATCCATACGATGGTGGTAATCAATTCTTACAAATGTCCAATCTTCTTAACGAGGAACAAATCAAAAAATTATTAGCTGATGAAAGCGAAGGATAAAATACAAATCAGAAATGCACAGTTCCGTGCAGATAGTATAAATGAGGCAGAAAGAACTGCTGACTTTGTGATATCTAGCGAGGCTGTAGATACTTATGGTACAGTTTTCAAAAGTGAAGGATGGCTGCTTGATCGCTACGCAACAAATCCTATTGTGTGCTACAATCACAACCATAGAGATGCAGATAGTGTGATTGGAACTGCAGACGTTTTTCTAGAAGATAAATTATTGATAGGTCGTGTAAGATTTGAAGCTGCAGAAAACAATCCTCTGGCCGAGAAGATCTACAACAAAGTTAAGAATAGAATAATTCGTGGAGCCTCGATAAGTGCTGAAATTCTTGATGGGAGATATGGATTAGAAGAGCTTAATGAAGATCGTGATATTTTATACTTTACACAGCAAAGATTAATGGAATGGTCCATTGTGGCCCTTAATTCAAATCCAGATGCACTTGCTAGAAATACAAGTGATCTTAATGAGATCAAAAAAGAATTTATACCTGCGAAATCTACAGAAGAGAAAACAGAAGAACAAAAAAGAACTTCAGGATTTGATGTTTTTGAAGCTCAATTACTAATCAATAAAAATAATACCCATGCTTAAAATTGCACAGTTACTACAGGAAAGAGCTTTAAAAACTAAAGCTCAAGAAGACCTGGTTAAAGCCAGAAAAGAAGGTGACGGAAAATTCACCGAAGAACAAAGAACACAGTTTTCTACTCTCCAGACTGAAATCGAAGCACTAGATGTTGACATTGCAGAGGAAAGACAAATTGAAGAATTCGAAAAAGCAGCAGCCAAGAAAAAAGGTGAGCGTCAAGGTGGCACCAAAGAAAAAGGTGAAGAGGCTGAAAAACAAGAAATCATACAGCGTGCTTCGATTAGCAAGGTTTTTCGAAGCAAAGGAGTACTGGACGGCGCAGAAAAAGAATTAAACGAAATTGGAATCCAAGCAAATAGAGATGCTGGCGTTGAAACTCCTAATGACTCAAGGCTTACCCTACCTATGTCAGCTTTACGTGAGCAAAGTGTGACCGGTAATAGTGGAGACAAAGGCGGTCAATTTGTAGTTGATCAAACTCCAAGAGTGCAAATGCCATTCCAGCCATCTACTTTTTTAGAATCTCTTGGAGCTACAAGACTTTCAGGATTAACTGGTGGATCTATTCCACTTCCTGTTGGTCAAAAGTTTACAATGGAATGGTTAGCAGAAAATGCTGCAATAACACCAGAAGCCAGAGATTTTAAGGGACCAGAACTCAAGCCAGAGCGTTTGGGTGGTGCTGTAGATATTTCTAGACGATTAATAGTACAATCTAGTGTAGATACAGAAAACATTATTAGACAAATTTTATTAATGGCTTATGAAAGTACTCTTGGCGGAGCAGCCATAAATGGTTCTGGTAACAATAATGAGCCAGAAGGAATACTTAATAAAGATGGTGTAAAACTGTCTGTCATTACACAAGCTACAGATGCAGACTTTAGACAAGTCACAGAGCTTATGGGATTAATAGATGCTGAAGATGCCACAGATGTATCTAGAGCTTATCTTATGTCTCCACAACTTAGAGCTGCTTATATGAGCACAATGAAGGATGCTGGATCAGGTCGTTTTATAATGGATAGAGCAGATGATCTTAATGGGTATAACGTGGGTGCAACCTCGTTAGTTCCTGTTTTAAGTGGAAATCAAGTCTTAATTTACGGTGATTTTAGCAAGCTCTTTATAGGAGAATGGGGTGCAATTTCATTATTGGAAGATCCTTATTCTGCTTCTTTAAAGAACAATATTAGAATAGTCGTTAACGCTACTGCTGGTGTTGAAATCGCACAGCCTAATGCATTTGCAGTGAATAAGTTTATCACTATATAATCACTTATTATGTTGCTCTGGGTCTTCACAGGCCCGGCAACATAATTTTAACACTTAAAAATAATGTCTGAAGAAAATAAAAGTGAGGATGTAAATGTAGAGCAAACTAGTTCAGAACCTAAAAAGGTTACAGCAAAAACAAAAGCTAAACCCAATAAGCCTACAAAGGCAAAAAGGCAAAAGGACGTAAAGGTTAAGATCCTTTGTCACAATGCAGCCGGTAAATACGGCCTTCCACAGAGTAAAGGAATGACTGTTATCTTGAAGGAAAAACAAGCAGACGAGCTTGTTAACAACAATGATGGCGAAATAGTAAAATAATCTATGAACACTTTCAATCTTACATACGGTGCTCCAGAAGCAACAGAAAAGATAGTGACTCTTGTCCAGGCAAAAGCTAATTCAAAAATTGATTTTGATGATGAAGATTCATTGTTAGAATTATTTCTAGATGCAGCGACTGCCGAAATAGAAAACTATCTGGAGTATCCTGTTCTTAAGCGAATCGAATCTACCGTAGAAGTTGAAGGATGGTTTGATAGATTTAAACTTAAATTTCCCATTATAGAAGATGGCATAACAGATCTAAAGTATGAAGACAAAACTGGAAATCTAAGAGATATCCCAGAGGATAATTGGAATTATGAAAGTAATATCATTTACTTGGACATGCAAATTCCATCAGATTTTGGGTATAGAGTGTTTATTACTGCAGATCTTGGCTACAGCCTTGCAGATATTCCTGCGGATATAAAGAGAGCTTGTCTTTTGCTATTTGCTCACAACGATACCTACAGAGAAAATATGCCAATTAAGTTTAACCAGGCAGCGCAAAACGTTTTGCGACCTTATAGAAAAACATTTTAAATGATTAAATCTTCGCACATACACGCTGGTCAACTTAACAGGACAGTTTCTTTATTCAGAAAGGTGACTACCAAAACCGATACCGGAGAATCTATACAGCAGGACGAATTGATTAAGCAAGTGATGTATGCCAAACGTGAAGATTTTACCGGTAGTCAAGATGATGACGATGGTAGAGTGATTGGCTTGGGTGTGGTGGCTTACATTGTAAGATTTAGTTCTGATCTGTTTGTGAACGGCCAAAAATATTTTGTAAAGGATTTTGATGGCACCTATCAGATCAATTCTATAGAGCTAACTGGTCAACAGAAAAACAGATTTTTGAAACTTAAATGCACAAGACGTGGACATTAAAGTAGAAGGATTTGCAGAGCTTAATCGAAAGCTTAAACAGCTAGACGACAAAATGACTAGGCGCGAAGTGCTTAAGATACAAAGGAAATTAGCTACTCCATTGGTAAGGGCTTACAGGGATGAGCTCCCACAAAGCAATAGGACCACAAAGCGTTTTGGAAACAGCTATCCACCAGGTAACTTAAAGAAGTCTGTAGCCAAAGAAACTGTACCCTCTCGTGCTGTAGGCGGTAATCCACAAGTAGTAGTAAGACCATCTACCAAGGGAAAAAAAGGCGGTTATTACAGGCAGATGGTGGTGGACAAAGGAACTGAGATAGGATCTAACAAGCGTGGCTCAAGAAAAATGATTAACACAGTAGTCGATAAAGCTAGAGATAGAGTAGTCTCACAGCGTAATTCCTCAACTACTGCTAAGTATGAAAAGCAAATGCAAAAATTTATACAAAAACAAATTAATAAACTGAGCTCATGATTATACAAGCTGCAAAACATGTTAATGAAGTCATGAGTCTCCCAGCAATTAAAGAGATGATAGAGGCCAATGTATTTTGGGATCTAGCTACAGAAGAAAAATCACTTCCATTTGTAAATTTTAAACTAAGTAATACTGGCCTATTGACAAAAGATGGAATTGCTCAATACTCAGTAGACATCTTTGTATTTGCTAAGTCTTTAAATGAAGGTGGCACGATAGCAGATGCTATCGAAACCGCCATAAAAGAATCAAGTTACAGCTGGAAGTTCAAGGGTAACGAAACAGGTTACAACTATAGCGATGGCCGTGAAGGGCTTTGCACGATCAATTATGAATTTAAATTTTAAAACCTAGAAATTATGGCAAACGAAAAAGTAATAAGTGGTAATCTAAGGATGACCTTAGATGACAAAACAGTTTTTCACTCTACAGAATGTAGTTTAACAGTGACAAGAGAAATAAGAGAACGGTCCACAAAAGATACAGATGGGATTGAAAGAGCTAAAGGCCAAAAATCCTTTAGTGGATCTGCATCCTCATTGGCTGTTTACAAAGGTGATGGTGAGGGTACTCACGATTTTGGCGCGTTATTCGACCTTTACAATGACGATGACGATGTGGCGATTCCTATTGAGTTTGTCCCATCAGAGGGTGATGCCACCTTCATGTTTAAAGGCGAATGTATTATAGAGAGCTTAGAACTTAATCTTGCTGTAGAAGAAGATGGTACCGCTTCCATTTCTTTTTCTGGATCTAAGACCTTGAAGAAGGTAGCCTTACCATTATAAGCTTATGACATCAATCACGATAGAGGGTGTAAGCTACCCTATAAAATTTGGTTATGGGGCCTTTAAGCGTCTTGGTTTACTTTGGGAACAAGAAGGAACTCAAGGCGTTGTAGGTGTAATTAAAGATTCCCTTGGCGACATGGGCACAGATCCTAAATTTGAAGCTTTAGAAAAATTGGCAGATCTCGTAAATGCAGGAATAGATAATGCTGGAGGCGGAGTTATTGATAAGGACGATATTTTAAATGAACTTGTTTTTAAAGATATTGACAAGCTACATACCGTTGTAAATGCATTTTTAGAAAGTATGCCTAATCAAGATAACGGAAAAAAAAAGGTGAGCCAGAAGAAAGCTCCCAAGCCGAAAGCAAAGAAATAACTTGGGATGAACTGGAAGAAATCGCTCTTGGTATATTAAAAATGTCTGAAGATGATTTCTACCAGACCACTCCTAGAGCCTTTCAAAATAAAATAAAAGGCTTTGAGCGTTACCAGCAAAACTTGTATAAGGAACGTTGGGAAATGCACCGGGAACTTATAGTCACGGTCTTATCTCCACATCTAGACAAGAAGCATAAAAACAAATCTATGCATGAGCTTTATCCTTTGGTCTGGGACAAAGCAAAATTAAAAAAGCTGAATAAATTAAGCCCTACAGAATTGTGGACTAAAATAGACGAAGCAAAAAAAAAGTAATAATTCTAAAATATAGTTTGTTGTTTTTTTCATAGTTCGGAAAAACCTCTGAATCGTTCAGAGGTTTTTTTGTGGAATAAAGTAAACAATGTTGGAGTCCATAAGATCAGTACATTTGTACTTTTGAGGCTATTCAAACAGTCACTTCATGAGTAATTTAGCAAATATATCGATTAGATTCCGTGCTGACTTAAAGCAGTTTTCTTCCCAGATGCAGAATGTGGAGAGAAGATTAAAGACAGTTGGGAAACGAATGACCAATGTTGGTAAAAACTTGACTGTAGGTCTTACTGCTCCTATTGGTGGTCTTGGTATTTTGGCGGTAAAAACCTTTGCAACTTTTGAGCAGTCGATGGCCAAGGTTGAAGCGATCTCTGGAGCAACCTCACATGAACTTATTGCCTTAAAAAAGAGTGCAGAAGATCTTGGAGCCTCCACACGTTTTGCAGCTAGCGATGTGGCTGGACTCCAGTTAGAATTTTCTAAACTAGGATTTAATCCTTCACAAATATTAGATGCTACAGAAGCTACACTCGCACTCGCACAAGCTTCTGGTGAAGATCTAGCACAGTCTGCAACTGTTGCAGCGTCTACCGTGCAAGGTTTTGGTTTACAGGCCAGTGAAACAGGACGTGTTGTCGATGTGATGGCAGATTCTTTTTCTAGTTCTGCTCTAGACCTTACCAAGTTTCAGGTAGCGATGTCTACTGTGGCACCAGTGGCAAAATCTGCAGGCCAAAGTATAGAGAGCACTACAGGAATGCTTGCCGTATTAACCAATAATGGTCTTGATGCAAGTACTGCAGGAACTGGTTTAAGAAACATATTTCTAGATATTGCAGAAGCCGGAATGACTCTAGATGAAGCTCTAGGAATGATAAGCAGCAGTACAAATAAGAATGTCACCGCTCTTAATTTATTTGGAAAACGAGGAGCTACTGTGGCCACAGTACTAGCGGATAATCAAGAAGCTGCAAAAGGCTTTGCAAAACAATTTGAAAATGCTGCTGGATCTGCAAAGGCAATGGCAGCCATTATGGATGATACTACTGAAGGTAGTTTTGCAAAATTTAAATCTGCTGCAGAATCTGCTGGCATTGCTGTAGGTGAAATATTGGCACCAATGATAAGAGATCTTACCGATTCTCTAGCTGAAACAATTTCAGCATTTAAAGATCTTGCTCCTGGTACACAAAGAGTAATTGTTGTTTTAGCTGCTTTAGCTGCGGCGATTGGACCCGTATTGGTTGCCTTGGGTTTTCTAATGACTACTGTTATACCCGGATTAATTACTGCTTTTGGGATTCTAAAAGTAGCTATGTTGGCAACTCCTTTTGGACTGATTGCTGCAGGAATTGGCATTGCTATATCTGCATTTTATTTATTTAATCAGGAAACTGAAAAGGTAGTTAAAAGTCAAGATCAACTTACACAAGTTTCTAACAGAGCTACAGAAGCTATTGCAAAAGAAAAGGCAAAGGTGGAAGAACTTTTATTTCTAGCTCGTGATGAAAATGTAAGCAAGCAACAAAGGATAAAAGCAATACAACAGCTTAATAGAATTTCTCCAGAGTTTTTGGGGAATCTAAAGCTGGAAACTATTAATACAGATGCAGCGACCATAGCTGTCAATAAATATAATGAAGCCTTACTAAAAACTGCAAAGGCAAAAGCAGCACAAGAAAAGCTACAGGAGATCCAGGCTAAAATTATAGAAAAGGAGCTGGAACTTTCAGCAAGAAGAAAAGCAGTCACAGATGCACAAGCATTGTCTTTTAATAATGTCGCTGACAATGCACAAGCAGCTGCTGCACAAAAAGCACAACTCGCCCTGGCTGAAAAATTACTAGCTATTGAAACTGCCAACGGAACTAAAGAGCTAGAGGCACAAGCTGCTGAGCTTTTAAAAATAATAAATCTCAACGATACATTACTTACTAACCCAATTGTTCCTCCGGGTCAAGGTGGAAGAGAGCAAATACAATCTGCAAGCACATTACAATCTGGTGGATTAATGTCTACTGGTATAGGTTCTCAAATTATGGCTGATGGTGTTATAATAGATGAAGAAACGACTAAGATAAATGAAAACTTAGCTATGTTTAATATAAGAGCTAGGGAAATAATGGCAGAGACTTCACTAGGTTTTGCAGAAGGTTTTGGAGCTATTATTGGGAACATTGCTAGTGGTAATCTAGGAATGCAAGCTTTACTTGGTTTAGTTCTTAACACTTTTGGAAACATAGCTATAAGGCTAGGCAAGCTTGCTATAGGTATAGGCCTTGCAGTTGAAGGAATTAAAAAAGCATTAACGAGTTTAAATCCTGCTGCTGCTTTGGCTGCCGGTATTGCATTAATTGCTCTTGGTACCATAGCAAGATCTGCAGCTGCAAACATTGCAGAAGGTGGTGGTAATGGTCAAGTAGCTTTTGCAAAAGGAGGAATAGTCAGCGGTCCTGTGAATGCACTGGTTGGTGAATATGCTGGAGCAACCAACAACCCAGAAATTATTTCACCTTTAAGCAAGCTTAAATCTATGCTTGGAGATAGCATTGGTGGTGATATGAGCCAAATAGAAGTGATTGGAAAAATAAGCGGTCAGGACTTAATATTAGTCAACGCGAGAGCTCAAAAATATAGAAACCGACGTGGCTAACTACGAGATACACATACAAGACGTAGAGAATCTAGAGAATGAACTCTTGCTAAAATACGCAGAGCGTAATTCTATACAACTTAACTGGCTTGGTGGTGACTCCAAGACTCAACCCATCGTAGGCAGTGAGCTTAATTTTACTCTAGAGGCTACGGATGCAAAAGATGCTGCCTTTATAGAACTTTTTACACAAGATGAAAATAGATGGCTGGTCACCAAAAGAATATCGACTACTCAAGAAATAGTTTGGCAAGGTTACTTGCTACCAGAATCTTATGCTGAACCATATAGACGTGGTATATTTTACGTAAACTTTTCTGCTGTAGATGGTCTTGGACTTTTAAAAGGTCTTAAGCTAACTGCAGATTTCTATGCCGAAGAAAAAACAGTGATCGAAGTGCTTTGTGCCATCTTAAAACTGACTAAGGTAGATCTAGAACTTTACTTCTCGCCTGCTCTCATTAATATAAATGAACCGGACTGGTCCAAGCTTTTGGTAGATACTAGGCTCTGGGATATCAACAAAGACAATGCCTATAACTTGCTAGATGATCTGCTAGAATCCATGCGGTGTCAAGTTTACCAGTCTCAAGGAAAATGGTTTATAGAAGGGTTCAACAAAAGACAATTAATAAATGTGAGCTACTCAGTGTTTGATCTAGAGTCTAACTTCTTAAGAAATGAAGCTCTGGAAAGAACGGTAAAGCAAATTACCTTACTTGCAGATCCTACAGTAAGAATGGTACCCTCCATTAGAGAAGCAGTTGTGACCTATGAAAGGAATCAAATTCAATTTCCTGAAGATCTTATTCAAGAAAATGATGTGTCTTGGATTATTTACAGAGGACAAGTTGACGGTTTATGGCTTCCAAAAAATTGGAATTACAAACAATTTGCTGGTGAGAATTTATACATAGCACCACCAGAAAGAAATCTAGTATATAGAAGATTCAATCTAGAAGAACTCGACACGACTCGATTTGTAACAACACGCGAAAAGCTTTTTGTAAAGCAGAATTCTACTATAAAACTATCAATGACTCTTAAGTGCTTATTTTTTGACAGCATTCCAAGAGAGGACTTAACAGATGAAGCGGTTGCTTTTTGGTCAAAAAGTCAAATCTATGAAGTAAGACTAAATGGAAATGTGATTGTGACCAATCTTAATGTAGGTCAAAATCAGCAAGCCTATCTAGAATTTGAAAATGGTGAAGCTTCTGTAGAGCTAATTATAATACCAGAGGCAGATGGTCTAATGGACCTTAAATTCTATGAGCCTTTTTCTGTCTTCCAAACTTCAGGTTTGAATTATAGAGGTACAGAATTTAAGGAATTCTCTATTGAAGTCGTGCCAGAAATAGAAGAGGAAATATACACTATAGAAAATGGACAAGTAGGCTCTAACATTTCTGAAATCGATTTGCGTTTTGGTGATGATCCTACACTTTTTACTGAGGCGTTTTATATTGAAAGGACTAGAGAATTGGTAGGCAATAATGAAGCTAACAGATTCTTTTTTCCTGTAAAATATTACACGGTAAAAGATAATGTGACCTATGCTATAGTTTTACTAAGAGCTGCAGTCATGGCTTATCGATTTAGGTTCGAAATTAATAAAATCTTTCATGTTAACGGTCCTAATGTTTTAACTGGACAAGTGCTAAATGAGCCTAACATTATTTTCAATTTTGAAGATGGAGAGTCAGCAGCTATAGAAGTCAATGAAGCGTTAAGCAGTGGCCATATATTGGTAAACTACTGCAGATATAAAGAGGAAACAAGATCACGCAATCAGATCACTACTTGGTCCGATGCCATTTTCCAAGTAGAAAATAAACGCTATGGCCAGATAGTTGGCGAAATAGAAAAAAAGATATATGAAACGCCACATTTTAGTTTTGAAGGGGCCACAGATTCACCTTTAAAATACAATGATATTCTAAAGATAAAGTACAACGATAAGCAAAGATATTTTACTCTAAGCAATTGCTCTTGGATGCCAGACGATAACACTTCAGAATTCACGGCAAACGAAATGTTATACCAGGGAGAAAATTCAGAATTAATATCACCATTTGTGGATGCCGGACCGGATATTATTATAGGCGTAAACGACAATGGCTCTTTTTTGAGTGCTGTTGCCAATGCTCCTTCTGGAACTATAGAAACTATCCAGTGGGAACAAGTCTCTGAGGATGGCAATGCTGTAATAGATACGCCCTCTAATTTACAAACCGAAGTAGACCAGCTTTCTGTAGACTTCTTTACGTTTCGCATTACGGTAACCGATAGCAATGGGCTAAGTGCCTTTGACGAAGTGAATGTGACTCGTGTAGCAAATTCTACACTTACACTTGTAGAGATAGAAAGACAGCAGGATACTAGTGATGATGGTATGCAAGAAAAAGAATCTTTCTTATACCGTGTAGCGGTGACTCCAGAGTTAAGTAATGACCAAAGTCTATCTGTAATTTTTGATGTGCTTCTGGATCTTTTTTCTAACAACTTCCAAAACACAAATTTGTTGGCTGACATAGAAGTCATTAAAAATGATACTGAAATATTTAGTTTTAGAATTACAAATTCTCAAATGAATTCTAGTACACTAAGTTTATTTTTTGAAGATTCTGCATTCTCTATTAATGCACAGGACACTATCACTATAGGAGTCTTCGCTTCTGCTGCAGTAATTGGCCAGAAGGATAGGGAACAAGCGCAGTCTTTAGCTAAGATTAGCATCAAGTCAGCTGTATTTACAGGCGCAGAAAGAGTGATTAGTAATTTGCCTATCAGTGAAGAGGCTAGAGTAAATGTATCATCATGAGTTTAAACAAAAAAATAGAGTTTGGCGATAACTATAAAAGCAGTATAAACGATAACGTATTTATCATTGAGCCTGGAGACTTGGAAGCGTTTACATTCGATTCTACTTTCGTTACTATGGATTCTACAGTATTAACATTTGATTATAACCAATAATGGCATTAAAAAACATAAACAGAGGTCTTACACCCAACGACAAGACTGGAGATACAGCAAGATCCGCAGCTCAAAAGATAAATGAGAATTTCTCATACCTTCTTGATCAATTTTTAAGTGGTTATCAGGGAGCGTTATCAATTTCAGACACACCAACAGCAGATGGCTTTTATAGCCCTATTGAGGCTGGAACTTACTCTAATGCAGGTGGATTAGTTTATGATCCTGAAGATACTGACAAGGGCTTTAGCGTTCATTTTATTAAAAGTGGTAGTGATTGGACTAAAAATATGGTCAATTTAGGGATAGAAATATCCACAACTTTTGACGAAACTAATAATACAGTTCCAGCATCTCAAAAAGCTAGTTTTGATAAATTTAATCCTTTAATTAAGTCTGAAATACTTGCTCTAAAAAAGCATTTAATTGGTGTTGACTTATCCAATATACTACCTTTAGATGATATAATAGGTAAGACATATAGTGCAGGTGGTTTAGAGATAGTTATAGACTTAAACGGATTAATACTAGTAAACGGAACTACTACTAGTCCAGTATCTTATAATCTGTTACCTGACATAACCTCAGGTGAATTAGCCCCGTATTTCACTTTATTATCAGGTGTTAATTATCATCTCCAATTAAAGATGATTTCTGGCACAGCTAGTGGTAATTCAGTTTCTTATATAAAAGCAATGGGTTCTTCTACCAACAATTATTCATTGTCTAACACAACTATAGGAGTTATAAATGCCCCTGTTGAAGATTTAGGCATAGGCAGATTTACTTTTTCAACTACAGGCACAGGTGTAGTCTATGAAGATGCTTTGTTTGCGTTATATATTGTAGAAGTTGAAAACTTTAATTCAAATTATAGAGGACTGGCTTCATTATTAGAAAAAGATACAGTAAACACTAATCAATTGGTCAATGACTCTATATCAACGGCAAAATTAAAAGCCAATTCAGTTGATAGCTCTAAGAGAACAAAGTCAGGAAACTTTGCTATTCTTAAAAGT